ATATCTACTGTATTTTTCGCATTCTCTCCACCGAAGACATCGGCCTTAAGCGGCCAAGCGCCAAGCGCATAGAATAGACACCTACCACAATTCATACAAGGCGAATTCAAGCTACTGGACTGGCAAGAAACATGGTTACGCCAGCTATACGGGTGGCGTTTAGCCAATGGCAATCGTAGGTGGAAAACGGCGTTCCTGACACTGGCAAAGGGTGGCGGGAAAACCCTACTATCTTCAATCGTCTGCTGTTATGAACTGTTCAGACCCGATGTAAAAAACCCTATCGTCTTTTCTGCGAGCACCAGCAGAGACAACGCCAAACAGATTTTCAGTCAAGTCAAAAGCACAATCACGGCTAACGCCCGTATGAAGTCCCTCTGCAAGATATCCGAATCACAAAAGCGAATAAGAATCCCCACGAGGGATGGTATCTTTCAAGCTGTCAGCAATGATGCGGGAACGTCCGATGGTTTTGCTGTGTCAGCTTGCGTAGCTGATGAGTGTTGGGCATGGAAAGGTCGGCAGCTATGGGACGTAGTTTCACAACTCGTTTGCAAACGTCCCGATGGCATTTTGGTCGTCATCAGCACGGCAGGTAGCAACCAGGACCACTTTTTCTACGACCTATACATGAAAGCCAAAAGGATAATTGAAGGGACAGATACAGACATAACTTTTTTCCCGACCGTATTCGAGACCCCACCTACGGCAGACCTGATGGATGAATCCTCGTGGGCCTTGTCTAACCCCAGCTTAGGCACCAGCTTCACGAAAGACGACCTGAAAAGAACAATCCTAGCTGCACAGTCCAGCGTGAGCGAATTGAGAACAGTACGGCAGAAACGATTGAACCAATGGGTGCAAGCTGATGATTCCTGGATTGATCTATCCAAATGGGATGACTGCAAGGGAGCGACACCCATTGATGGTGTCCCTTGCGTGTTGGGCGTTGACTTATCACAAACCACCGATCCCTCGTCTGTGTCGGCAGTCTGGTCACTACCCGAAAATAGATTTGTCGTTCAATCGTGGGGATGGGTATGCAGCGATGGCGTTAAGATTCGTGAGAAAGGCAATCTGCCATTGTTTCAACAGTTCGCTGGACAAGGTAGCATGACGATTACAACGGGCGGAACGATTGACGAAAGAAGAATCAAGACACACATCCTTGACTTGTGTAAACGATACAAAGTCCAGTCCATTGTATTCGATCCTAATTCAGCTTACGTGCTGGCCAAAGACCTTGAATCAGAAGGCATTGAATGTTTGCGGCAACCCCAGACCCACAAATACTACAATCCAGCAATTAAGGCGATGGAAAGAGCAATCCACGAGAAAAGGATTATCCACGATGGCAATACATGGCTTCGATACTGTGTCAACAACATGCGGCTAGACGAGAACGCAATAGGTGAAGTAAGGCCATCCAAAAGGAAAGCTGCTGACCACATCGATGGAGCGGTGGCTATGTTGCTGGCGTTCGGACAAGCCGCAACGGGCGGAAGTGGGCAAAAGGTTGTAACGGGAAGTCCGTTATTGTGGATTTGATTACTAGATACACGATATGCCAAGGTCAAAGAAAGTCCAAACAAGAGACAGTCAAGTATCTGAATACCTGGAAAACCCGCAACACAGTATCGTTGATGCTTTGTCCATGTTGTTGAGAGACAACGCATCGGGCGTTTCTGTCAACCACGATTCCATAATGGGAATCCCAGCAGCACGTAGAGCAACACAGATAGTATCGGGCTTGATCGGTAGAATCCCGGTAGCAATCGTTAAGCTACAAGATGGCTTGAACAAGATCGATCTAAACCATCCTAATCAACAGATACTTCGCAGACCTAATCAACACTATGGAATCTTTACACTCGTGCAGACCCTAACGGCAAATGCGTGTTGGTTTGGCAACGGGTACGGTCTTGTTATTCGAGACGACTTTGGAAACGTCGAAGCTATCGGCATACTCGATTCAGAGAAAACTTATCCTCTGTTAGTCAATGGCCAGCTTCAATACAAAACGGAAATCAACAACGATAAGGTCATTGTTCCGCCCGAACAAATACTACACGTCAAGAATCTGGGGTCTACTGGTCTCGTGGGTTGGTCTGTTATCGACCAGCTAAAAGATAGTCTAGGGTTGTCTCTGGCGTTGATAAAGTTCAGCACGGTTTATTTCAGGAATAATGCCAGCTTAGGCACCATAATTGAATACCCATCATGGATCAAGGACAAGGAAGAAATCAAGGCATTGCGTGAAGGGTTCGCAGAGATACATCAGGGTGTGAATAAGTCCCATCGTCTTGCTATCCTTATGGGTGGTGCGAAAGTCAGTCAATTGAGCACGAATGCCGAACAAGCCCAGCTATTGCAATCCAAACAACATGACATAATTACCATAAGTAACATCACTGGCGTTCCGCCTCATATGCTAGGGTCTCCAAGGAACACTGGTTACAATTCTTTGGAAATGGAAAACCAGAGTTGGCTTGATAACACGATATCTATATGGCTTGCAACGTGGGCGGAAGCATGGGAGCAAATCCTACTAACCGAATATCAGAAACGTGTCGGCAGTCATTCCGTACAGCACGACCTATCGGCATTCATTAAGGCCGACACCAAGACAACGCACGATATCATGATATCCGATCTAAACAACGGCGTTCGGACATTCAATGAAGTACGCATTGCTCAAGGACAAGAACCGACTGACGAGGACTTTGGTGATTATCATAGAATCCCAGCTAACACACAATACAGCGAACTGGTTTCAGCACAAGCTGCACTTGATTCATTACCACCAGAGACCACCGATGTAGACCCTACGGAATCATTGACACCCGAAACAGGAACGGCACCTACAGAACAATCATCGCCCGATGACGTACCCGACCCTACGGATATTCCAGACGCAAGATATAAGACCCTCGTGGATGCAACGATGAACCGATTAAACAAGCGGCTAGAAAAGTCCCTTGGATCGGCAATCGAGACGAGGGACGACATAGACATAGATGGCCACATCGCGGTCTTCGTCGAATCCAGTTTATTCAACGAGGACGAAGCACGAGCATACATAACCGAATGGATTCGTTGCGGCGGAAAAGGTGGTAAACCTGGACCCTGCCCATCCACCGAGGATGTAAAAAAAAAGTAGATAGCTGGGCATCATTGCTAGGAAAACTTCCTGGCATGATTGCAGCAAAAGCAAAAGCAAAAGCACAATCAAGCTATGCCAAGTTGTCGGCAAGATATGGAACAAAATGGGCTATAGCAATCATGGCAGCTGGTATAGCTGGACTTCCTTTGCCGATACCTGGCAGCAGTCTAATAACGGCAGCACCAGTAATTGCAGCAGCAGAGTTAGCAAAGCTATTATCCCGATGTGATGAAGCTGGGTGCCCAGAACTGACAGAGGACGAAGTAGAGAAGCTGGGTGCCAAGTGGATACAACAGCTATTAGACGAATGGAAAATGGAGCAAAACCTATGACAGATATACAACAACGATACAGTTCTATTTTGTCTGTTCGTGAAGAAAACGGACAGACAATCATAAGCGGTCTGGCAGTTCCATACTACGATGGTTCGCCAGGAACAGAGTACGAACTATCACCAGGATACTACGAACGGTTCCAACCTGGTGCGTTCAAGGACTTGAACGATGTGGAGTGTAACATTCACCACGACCGAAACAAGATAATCGGCAGCACGCCCGATACGCTGCGATTGCGAGAAACAGCACGAGGACTTGAGTACGATGTAATCTTGGATGAGAGCACGTACAGCAAGGATGCAAAGTCCCTCGTTGCTTCTCGCAAGCTGAAAGGTAGCTCGATAGGATTCGTACCCACCAAGCTGGAACAGAAACGAGACCAGGATAAAAATATTGTGTGGGTGCGTCAAGCAACCCTAGACCATATTGCGTTAGTGTCCAGACCAGCATATAAGGCTACCGATGCATACCTAAGAGAACTGCAAGCCAATACTGCCAGAGAATTGACTGCATTGCGTGAAGCACGCTTAGAACAGATATTGAAATCGATCAAATAAGAAAACGTCCGGCGAAGCCGGGCGTTTTTTGTCCTACCGACCTATATACGTTTGTTGCCAAGTCAACACGAGGAATCAAAAACGTATAAGGTAAACATGAGTTTTCAATCCAAAGAAATCATAGAGCAACGAGGTCAGATATGCAAATCAATGCAAGACCTGTTAGCTAAAGCAAAAGACAATCCAGACAAATCATTGACACAAGAACAACGCGACCAGTTCGACCGAATGGATGCCGACCAGGTTAAACTGCAAGATCAAGCTGAAACCTTGCTTCGTCAAGAGAAGATGGCTTCGATGGCGGTTGTATCCAATAACGAACCAGTTCAGACACGTAGCTACAAATCGTTGGACCCTCGCAAGAAACAAGCAACGCAAAACGATGCTTTCAATGCTTGGATTAAACACAAAGCTGGGTGTCTAGGTTATGACGAGGAACAATCTTGCCAGGGTTATGACGTAAGAAGCGAGCGGTTCAACTTCGACATGACTGGTCGCTATCCTCGTATGGACAAGATGCAGATTAGAACGAGTGGGCCACAAACAGAAGCTAACGGTAGTGGTGGCGAATTGGTGCCTACGATCATTCCTGCTGATATCAGCACCTACATCTTGGCAAACAGTCCAATTAGGCAAGTTGCCAGACAGCTTGTAACGCCCAACGGCGATACTTTCAATTACCCGACCAGCGATGATACAACGTCGGCAAACTACGCCCAGATCGTCGGCATCAACACACAAAACATAACTGGCCAGTACGTGCCAACGAACAAAAGTCAGTCCGTTGTATACATGTACCAAACTCTGGTGCTTGTGCCATTGCAACTTATCCAGGACAGCGTAATCAATATTCAAGATTACGTTACTCAAGAAATGGGACGAAGATTCCTATATGGGACTTCCGCCCATCTTGCTGTTGGAACTGGTTCGGGTCAACCACAAGGTCTATCGGGCGTTTGTAGCGTGGGCGTTACTACTGCTGCCAATACTGGTCCTACCTATGCTGAACTATTGAATTGGGAAGCGGCGGTCCCATTGTTCTATCGTAACCGACCTGATAGTGCGTTCGTAGTATCTGACAGTTTGGGTACTGCCCTACGTGCTTTAGTCGATTCGGATGGTCGTCCACTTTGGAATCCATTCATGAATGGAATCATCGGTGGCGATTCCGATACGTTGCTAGGCCACAAGCTGGTTAGAGACCCCTGGATGGCCGCAACGGGAACGAATGGACATATCATCGGTGTATTCGGAGCGATGCAAGAATTCGTCTACAGAAACGTAGAACAGGATGCATTGACCATCGTAGTCGCGAAAGAAAGATTCATCGACTATGCCCAGATTGGTCTATATGGATTCGCCAGATTCGGCACGTTCGGGTTGCAAACTGGTGGTCTCAAGTCCTTGTCAACGTAATGAATGTTTGTCTCTCAGTCTGTTTTTTTGCAACAACGCCCGGCGAAGCCGGGCGTTGTTGTTTTGTACGCCATTCGACTAAATACATTTATGTTCCTAAAAACTGTATCGACTGGAAGCGGCACCCTCTTAGACTTAACCGACGCAAAAACGTATCTGCGAGTAAACATCAGCACGGATGACACGTTGATAACTGACTTGTGTTCCTTGGCAACTCAAATCGTTCAAGACGAAACGGGACTTAGATTCTTTGCCGACGTATACAACGAGTACAGATCGGCGTTCCCGATTCCAAGTCCTAGACACTGGATATTGACACGCTATCCAGTTCAGTCCATCAACAGCGTGCAGTATTACGACCTGGCGAACAATCTGCAAACTTATACGACCTACGATTCGGCGTTGCCAACCAATACACAAGCAAGAATTTCGCCGACGTTTGGGACTTTTTATCCCGTTACTTATCCTCGTCCCGATGCGGTTGTATGCAACTATACAACAGGATTCAGCACGATTCCACTTGCAGCTATTCAAGCTGCCAGGTTGCTCGTGGGTCATTTCTACACGAACAGAGAATCAGAAAATCAGGGTAGGACGAGCGAACTACAGTTCGGTCTTGATCGGCTGTTCAACCAGATTACAAAGGGCGGCTATTACTAAGGAACCGCGCAACAATAACTTACCGGATTGGCATTGACACTGCAGCTGCGGTTTTTGCATAGTTGGGCAATGCTGGATGCAATACTCATTGAATGGATTCGTGACAAGTACCAGAACCTCGCGG